AATCCCAAGGGTAAAGTAGGTCTTTCCCGTGGCAGACTCACCCGCAAGGGCAATGATCTTGTTGTTGGCAACTCCTCCATACAACGATCCCGAAAGGAGCGCATTGAAAGCATAGGAGCCTGTGTCAACAAATCCCGCGACATCAGCACCTTCGATTCCATCCTCAACGATACTGGCAAACTTGTTGCCAGATTCTTTCACAATCTGCTTTAGAAAATTCAATGTATTACTCTCCTGACAACTTGAGGCTTACTGGCTTGACTCCACCCGTTGGCATCACAAGACCCGAACCGAATCCCGTGCTGTACTCGTTTGCCGTATTGTCCTCTGCATCGACGCAGTACAGAACCTTATCTGCTGCAATCGTGACCGACTCTTCCTTCGCAAATGGAATCCAAGGAACAAGACCAACCTCGCCCTTGTTGATCATCACGATCATTGCTGGCTTCTTGAGAGTATAAGAAGTGCCATTGTCTGTCGTGTTTGCGAGAAGATTCTCGCCCGTAACCAATCTAATCAACTTTGTAGCCATGATATATCTCCTTTTGTTAGGCTTTCACTTCAAGTGTACTGTATTTATGACCATTGTCAATGACTTCAATCAAGATTCTTCGTCGTAGTTGAACTTAGTTGCCTTCGATGCACTCCACCTGTCCTGATTCTCGCAGTACCAATTTCGCGTCGAGAATCTGAAGTATGGAGTCTGTAGTTGCGATGTCGGAGTCTGTGACTGATGCTTCCAAATGATTCTATTGTTGGGTTGTGCAGCGAACTGTCCATTGTCCAACTTTATGATGTTGAAAGACTTGTGTTCATTTGGTGTTTCTGCCCATGTCACATTCACCTCATTGGGATCAGATGCACAGGTATCCACCGTGAACAAATAGTAACCAGGTTCCTTCGTTCTATCTTTCATCACAACTTCACATCGTGCATTTCTCAAACGCTCTTTGCGAATAACAGAAATATTGTATGACATTCCATCCCAAAGTTGCAACCAATCCAATGGATACAACTTGCTTGGATCAACATTCTTGCGCCACACATAGGCATGTAGTGGCAACTTGTCATATACAGCACCGTATTCATGAATCAATGATTCAAAGTACAATGCCTGATTTGGAATAGACTTCACCGTAAGCCAGTGAGCAGATTCATATTCACCAACACCACAGAGTTTACCATCTCTATCTGTAAGAAAATCGTATAGAAATTCCTTACGGACAAACACCTCAATCGGTGGCATGTTTGCTATTAAGTATGACATATCAGCAGAATAGTCCTTCCAATGTCTGTACTGGTTCTTCTTTCCATCCAAGTACGCCAAGGATGGTGCGGAGAGGTTCAATGAATGTCTTGTCAAACTGCAAATCGTAATCAATGAATCCATCAAGATCAAACTCTGTTGGAATCTTTGATCCGAATGCAACAACCTTCTCATGCAGGGGATTGGGAGTTTTCAGATAGATGAACTTGATCTTATCTCCCTCGCGGATCTCCTGATACTTACCCGTCAACTTGTTCTTTCGAAGATGGTAGTTGAACAGGAGAGAACCCTTCGTGGCGATTGGTGTTCCCTTCTTGTAGACCATCGTGCTGTCCCCATACTCCTTGAGGCCATTGCAACTTCTTGGGAATGCAACCTTCTCGGGAGGAAGGCTCTTGAAAACATTCCTAAACGATGCCACAAACTCTTGCACATGATCTTCGTCCTTGTTCATGATGATTGAGATTGTTTCCTTGAGCGCGTTTCTGACCACCTCTGGTGTGGAGGAACGAGCAGTCTCAATACCCATGATCTTAAGTTCTGGAACCTTTAGATAAACATTCTCCTCGCCCATGCGTACATTGAGCATATACCGCTTCTTTGCAGTCCATATGCCGCTTGAGGCAATAGACTCCCGCTTCATACGCATCTTGTTGTCATAGGCATTCATGTACTCGGCAAGAGAATCATATGACTTATTTATGACTTTCTGAATGGCCTCATTCGATGCCTTGTCGATGAACTTGGTGATCTTCTCCTCGTCCTTCTCGTTTGGCATGATCTTCGCCACAAGAGGACCAAGATTCAAATACACAGAGTCTGTGTCGATTGCAATGATATAATCGACACCATCAGTCTCCATTGCCTTGTTGAGATAATCATTGATGGACTTCTCAACCCATCGAACGGACAACTGACCCGACAGAGTGATGGCCTCTGCAATCTCCTCGTCATAGTAACGGAACCATTCGTTGCCAACAGCACCGAAAGCAGAGTTCAACTGAATCTTCCGAACCAACTGAAAGTTGTGGTACTTGGAGATCAAATCAGAAAGATTTTTCCTGTCTTCGGATGACGCATCAGATGGAAGGTTTTTGAGAGCCGCCTTTGTCTCAAGCATGAGTTTCTTGTAATGCTTTCGTTCTTCATACATACGCTCCATGAGGTGTGGAAGAAATCCCCTAGCATCCCTTCGATAAGTTGTACCATTGGCAGCAAAACACAATCCATGCTTGATGGCCTTTTCTCTCTCCCCCATCGCAACTGGTCTGCCCTGTAGGAGCGTATCAGGCGTGGCCGATCTGCGTAGACCGTGCTTGGTCTTCGTCTCGGGGGATAGATTGTACTGCATGATAAGATGGGGGTATAGTGAGTCGAGGTCGAACGACACAACCCACTTGTGCATTCCAGTTTTCGGATCTTTGACATATGCACCTTCGAATGACGCATCTTTCTTTCCTTTCTTCTTCGGTGGAATGACCACCTTCTTTTCGTGCAAATGATGATAGATGATCTGCTCCCAAGTTCTTACCTGAGAGAAGACATCGTTTAGATTCACCTTGGCAGAGTACGCAAGCGATACCGCAAGTTCCATGAGGCGCAACTTGGCCTCAAGTTTCTGCACAAGGATGGTGTCTTGAATGTTGTAGAGTACGAACTTCGTGAAATCATTCTTGTAGAAGTCAGAGAAGTTGTCATATTCAACATATGCAATCTTAGTTTCGCCAAGTTCTACCTGAGCGATATGCCCCAACTTGTAAGTCTCGCGAGTGACATATGTGAACTTCTTGTACAGATCATAGTAGTCCAAGGTATTGATGCCCACAATCTCGTAGGTAATGCTATCCTTGCCCATGATCTCGACCTTGCGTTCCTTGAGTTTACCCCAAGGAGAAAGTTTCTTGGCAAACTTCTCGCCAAAGAGACGAGTCAATCTGTTCACAATGTATGGAATGTCGAAGAACTGAACATTCCACCCCGTGATGACATCGATGTTGAGGCTTTGCCAAGTCAACACGAAGTCTCCTAGCATCTGTTCCTCATTGTCGTACAGATTGACAAGCACATCACCTGGCATTTGTGACTTGTCAACCTTGCCAAGAGCATAGGTGTACTTCTTGTGTCCTACGATCAAGGTAATGACATTGATTCTCTCATTGGCTGTTTCGATGTTGGGAAATCCCTCCTCCGATTCAGTCTCAATGTCAAGGTACGCGATCTTCATCGCACTCATGTCATAGTTGATGTCGCCTTGATACTCGTTTCCAATGAACTGATAGATGTAGTCTGTGTTTCCGTAGATCGGATAATCATTCACATCCTTGTACTTGTCGGAGAACTCTCGCGCAGAGTCGATGTCATCAAAGACAATCGGCTCCACAGTCTTGCCGTCCAAGGTTGTCCACACAGAACTTCTCTTGCTCAAAACGAACAGCGTGGGCTGAAAGGAAGCCTCCTCCGAAAAGGCGACTCCGTTTTCATACCCACGATGCAGAATGCGATTGCCACGAATGGCGACATTCGTATAGAACTTCTTGCTCATGTTATAAGTATACCTCAATGCATCAGAGATGCAAGGGTCGTTGGGATTTCTTCTTTGATTCTATTCTCTGCCAACTGAATGTATTCGGGGTTCAGTTCTGTCCCAACAAAGTTTCTATTGTTCTCAAGTGCAACAATAGCCGTGGTTCCCGACCCCGTGAATGGATCAAGAACGGTTCCACCTTCGGGGCATCCTGCAAGAATGCAAGGTTCTATGAGTTTCTTGGGATAGACTGCAAAGTGCGCTCCCTTGTAGCCACGGGTGTTCACCGTCCACACCGACCGCTTGTTCTTCATGGGGTTCTCTTCCCACCCCTTGCCCTTCAGCCCGTGGTGCTTTAGTTTGGGATCGGTGGTTCCGTCCCGCATTTCGGAGCGGTCGCGGGTTCCCCAATTACGAGCGGGTTCCTTAACCGCTTCGTGATCGTAGTAGTAGTGGGGCTTCTTGGACAGGAGGAAGATGTACTCATGCGCCTTCGTGCAGCGGTCTTCCACGCTTTCGGGCATGGGGTTTGGCTTGCTCCAAATAATGTCCTGACGCAGCCACCAACCATCCGCCTGTAGGGCAAAGGCTACACGCCACGGGATGCCGATGAGATCCTTGTGCTTCAGACCCTTCTGTTCCCTGCGGTTGCCAGGAATGATCGTCGGCATGTCTCTCTGACCACCTATTGATTGTGGGGGAGGAGCGACATTCTTTTGTGACATGTATGAATCGCCAAGGTTCAGCCACAGAGTGCCATCAGAACGCAGACAACGGCGAACTTCGCGGAAGACATCAACCATTGCCTTGACATATTCTTCGACTTCCTGCTCCGACCCGATTTCTCCCTCTCCCCCGCCATAATCTCTGAGGCCAAAGTACGGAGGTGAGGTAACGCAAGTATGAACAGAGTCTGAATCAACTTGCTTGAGTGCTTCACGACAATCTCCCTGAATGATTCTGTAGTTCACTTCAATATCCTTTGCCACGAACGAAATGGTGTTCCTCAAATGATGCGAAACCAAAGCATTCCCGCGCATAATCAAAGATGATCTTCTTGTCAAAGTTGTTGCAGGAATAAACATCTAGCGTGATGAAGTGGGTGGGTTCGATTGAGTGGATTTGAATACCACTTTCAATCAGAGGAACCCACCCACTTACACCAGCCTTTGCTGGATAGAGTTCCCTGCCAAGGTGAGTCGGACCATGTATGACTATTGGTTGGCTCATGCGGGTCATGCCGATCTTGTCAACAACCCGCTCAAGGAAACGATAGGTGAGTTCCATATCGTCTGCAACGCCATCCCTACAATTGTACATGTCGAGATAGTAAGAATATCCAAATGCCATTTACTCGCGCTCCACCATGTAGATGTGATCTTGATGAACGATATCAAACTCCTTGTAGTGATTTCCCTTGATCTTGGTAATATCCCACAAAGCACGATCACCAACCTTGATATCCTCAGTGATCCCATCACCGACTGCGATCACCTTCGACCATACAAGACGAGAAGTAACCTTCTCGTTGTAGATGATACCAGCATCGGTTGTCTTCTGACCGCCAAAGTCCTTGAGCAACATCACATTCTTACCAACAGGCTTGAATCCACTCATGAAAGTTCCCTTGTTGTGCAGTTGAACAGTGATTCCCCATACTGCTTCTTCAGTTGCTTTTCCTGACGATATGCCGAAAGAAGCACGATATAGTTGATGACATCCACAAGGGTGTCTTCGAATGTTTCATTTGGAACATTCGTCTTTCCCGATTGCAGGATTGACGATAGGCGGCTCATCTTGTCTGTGAGACGAACCATGAA